TGCGCTATAATAGACAGAAGAATCCCGGACCCGCTTGAATACTGCGGTTCCGGGTCTTTCTTTTTATATGAACTGCACAAAAACTGCACGGGAAATGATTAAAAAAATTATTGCCCCATGAAGCGGGCGAACTGCTCTGCTACTTGTTTCCGCCTTCCTTTTGTCACGTGCAGATAAATCTTCCGTGTCACACCGTCGGCGGTATGGCCTAGCCGGTCGACTATCTCTTCTAAGCTGACTCCGGCTTCTGCTAGCAGGCTGGCATGAGTGTGGCGGAATGAATGAGGGTGGATGAATGGCAGGTCGGGGCATAGCTTCAGCACGGCTTTGATGTGCTCCCGCCAGTACGAACGGTTCGTAGCTCGTCCCGGATCGGTGGGGGTAGTAAAAATATAATTCTCCGGCTTGTGCCAGTGACTACCGGCGGCTAACCTGGCTCCGGCTTGCTCCCGCTTGTGCGATTTTAAGGCAGATAGAACTACGGCAGGAACGTCCAGCACTCGATTAGAACGGCGGGTCTTCGGCGTGGTCAATTTATATTTCCCTGCTGAATAGAACAAGGTCTTATTGACTGTAATCTGTCCGGCTGAGAAGTCAACGTCTTCCCATGTCAAGGCCATTGCTTCCCCGATTCTCAATCCGGTGTAGGCCAACAAAAGGAACATTGTGTAATCCTGCTCCGGGCGGGATGCTTTCGTGGCTTCTAAAAACTCTTCCAGCTGTTCCCGGTCTAAATAGGTCGGTAGCTTTACCCCTATGCTGTCGGGAGCTTTTGGAAGTCTTGCGAACTCCGTAGGATCTTTTGCTATGATTTCATACCGCCTAGCGTCCTTAAATATCATCTGTGCGCTGTTGTGGATGAGCCTAAGGGTAGATATAGCATAGTGCTTTGAAAGCTCGGTTATGGCGCTCTGGTACGTTCGTAGGTCAATCTTCTGGATAGGGACTTTGCCAAATTGAGACAGCAGGGCGTTCACATCCGGTATTCTGGCTTTATACGTTGATTCTTTAACCGTCAGTCTGTATCGCTCCATCCAGTCTTTTGTGAATTGTGCAAAGGTCAACGGGCTGTCCATGACATACGATTGCCGTTGTATCTGGGTCTGTAATTCCCTGGCGGCGGCCTCTGCATCTTTCTTCCTCTGGAAGCCCTGGCGGGACTTCTGACGGCGTTTCCCCGTCCTTGGGTCAGTTCCTACATCAATCCGAAAAGCCCACGTCCCGGCGGGCGTCTTGAAGATATACATATATGCCTCCTTGGGTCTAGGTCATAACGGTGGAATGAGGTATAATAATATCGCGGGTGGAATTGCCTCTGACTTATGTCTTTTGTTCCATAGCACCTCCTTTCTTTACAGGAAAAGTCCTTGACCATGGGAGAAGCGGGCTTTCCAGATAAGCCATATGGCCATATGGCTTGTCTATTTTCACCGCTTCCATTTCTCCTTAGAATCCCCGGCTGGCCATTACCGGGGACTTCTTTTTCAGGCCGCTCGTGAAGGAAAAAAGCTGTGTTCCCGAATGGGAGTAGGCGCTAAGCTTAGAAATCACATGCTCCTGGGGCTGGCCTGTTAACTCGTGGTAGGGTGTGGCTAGCGGTCAATGCCAGTGGACTGTAAATCCACCGCCTCCGGCTTCGAAAGGTTCGACTCCTTCCCTTACCACCATCATTGATAATACCGCCGGATTAAGCGATGGTAGACATACCAGCACTCTTGAGAAGTGTGGAAATTCGCTCCGGGGTATTCATAAGGCCCGGCCGATGTGGCTAGCTAATCGGTTAACGGGTCCCCGGGATAAATATTGGACGCTAGCAGGGTTCGAATCCCTTCCCGGGCACGATGAATTGAGCTTCCCTTCGGGGAGGCTCTTTTTTTTATGTGTAAGGGGCCGGATTTCTCCAGCCCCTAGTCTTTAGTTGTTGTTATATCCTCTTTTCCCTGTGTATGGGTTGGTGTTGCCGTGGTGGCTCCAGTTGTTTCCGGTGTACCCGTCAGGATCGCTTCTATGGTGGGGCTGTACATACGTGCCGTCGCTACGATGATAACCGTTTACATAAGTATCTGCAAAGCAAATACTAGACAGGGCCATTACTAACAGGGTGGTTAATGCCAAAACCTTTTTCATTCTTATCATCCTTTCCTTGACTGTATACCATATCGTGCAGGTGCACGGTATATCTTTATTTAAGGCCGACACACCTTACATGGCACGTAGCCTTCGTCAATTGCTTCTTCTCTTGTTTCAATGTATTCCTTGTTGCTTTCTGACATTCGTTGAACATATCTACATCCGTCCCTATGGAACTTCCCTGTTCTGGTGTTACCAACATAGGCGAATACGGTAGAGCAGACTAAAACTAACATGGCTGTTAAGGCTAGGACTCTTTTCTTCATAATCCTGTTCCTCCTCCTTTAATTAACGAACTATTATTGCTATTTTTTCTAGTAAACTTTTCTTATCCCATCTGGTTAATGTTTTCAATTCTTTGTGCAAATCCATCAGTTGTTTTACTTGCTTGTTTCCCTGTTTTACAGTGTACGCGTCAAGCCATGCTTTACTAAAATGGGAACTATAATTTTCTTTTTTTATTGCCTCGCCGGCTTCCTTAAAAGAAGTATATCTTGGAATCGGTGGCATTCCATGACTTGACAATGACCTTTCAATACATTCCACGCGGTATTCTAATCTATCATTTTCCGGATTAGAAAGAAGATGAGAATTTATGGAACTGGTTATGCCGTTGGTCTTTACTTTGTTTTGCAGTAGAGCAATCTTGCCGTATTGTTTTATCGCTAGATTCAAAAGAAACAGCGTGGAAATGGTATTCAGAAATAAAACCACAAGAACCGCGATTTGCAATCTGCTTAGACTTTTTATAGCTCTTTGGATTCCACCAGCCATTTCTGCGAAAGCATTTATAAAATCTTTCCTTCCCACGGGTTTGAGCTTAAGCATTTTCCTTATTCCTTTCTGATGTGCAAGCGATTATGTGTTTTGCTTGGATAAAGTGTTAGATATCCAAGAACTACAAGTTAAATACAGAATTTCTGAAGTTTTCATAACCAGATGACAAAGATTCTTTTTTATGAGTGAATTGTGTTTCCCCCCTTGATTTATAAGACGCCACAGCGATAAATGTAGTTATTGCCAGAGGGAATAAGAGTATAGCTAAAGAATGAGTAAATAACATGATTACAAGGCAGAAGATAATCATGCCTAAAAAGAACATCACACTTGTTTCTATTGCTAAAAATATTATCAGTGTGGCGACTGTCAAGACAATTAATCCCAGTTCAAGGTCAAATAACATTATTTTAGATAACTTAATGCAAGCCACAACAGTCAGCATATATATAATCAACGAACGATAAGGATTCGGTCTTTCCTTTTGTAATTTACCCGAGGCCCATTTAGTGTATTCTTCCAGAGGCTTGGAATTAATATTTGCTCTATGAAGTAACCACATTGCTACTTCAAGTGAAAAAATTCGATGAATTCCGGCGGTTCCTCCATTCCATATATGTCCGTTTTTGGCGGTAGCCAATAAAGGAAAACAAGGTCATCTTTCATTTCATCTGTTATTAAGAACTTGCTTAGTGTTTCAATTAGTTTTTCTTCCGAAAGGCAAGAAATTTCAGCAAGGCTTTGAAAAGAAATCCATGCGTCATTCTGATGAAATAGAATTGTTGCATTTTTCAGCTCGTTTTGTAAGTGAAAAGCAAAAATTTCCGTATGTGATTTCTTCATAGCTTCCCCCTTAGTTCTACAACTTTTCCTATGATCTGCACCGGTAACGATTCTATATCTTTATTGCTATAGAAATGCGGACTGTACACAGCCATATTATTTGCTATGAGCATAATGCCTTCTTCTGTCTTCTTAACTTTCTTTACTGTAGCTTCTCCACCGTTGATTAATACTATAGCTGTGTCGCCGCTTTCAATATCCTCTTGTTTTCGTACTACCACTATATCCCCTTCACAAATTCTAGGCTCCATGGAAGTACCCTTTATCCGTAAGGCAAAGTGTTCCCCTGTGGCCGCCATAGCGGGGCTGATTTCTTCCCACCCGATTATATTTTCTACGGCATCTAACGGAATTCCGGCTACCACTGTTCCTAGGACGGGGATTTTTATAGCCCTAACGGGAGATGATGGGTTGTTTTCAGCGGTATTCTGTTGGTCCATCAGCGTATTCATATCTACATTGAAGAATTTAGAAAACCGCGTCAGGGTTTCAAAACTTGGTTCCCTTTTTCCTCTTTCGTACATACTTACAGCGGATTTAGTCATTTTCAATAACTTTCCTAAATCTTCTTGGGATATTCCTTTTTCCATTCTTAGTTCTCTTAACTTGTTGGAAAACGACAATTTGTTCACCCCCTTGCTGTTCCTATTATAACACGTTGCGTGTAATTTTTAAAAAGAAAAGGTAAACATTTTGTTGACAAGAATTATCTATTGTGGTATTCTATCATTGTCAACGAATTGTTAACGAAAGGGAGGTGACAATATGGACGCGGTGAAAATCGGAAAAAGACTAAGAGAGCTTAGAGGCCATCTCGCAACTAGAGTGGTGGCGAGCCGGGCAGGCGTTACTGTGTCTGCTTGGAATATGTATGAGCGAGGGAAAAGAATTCCTCGTGACCCTGTGAAAATTAGAATTGCCAATATGTTCGGCAAAAGTGTCGCTTCAATTTTTTACAATTGAGGTACACGAAACGTCTACTGTTAGAAAGCGAGAATGAGAATGACAAAATTAGAGATTTTTAACAATGCAGAGTTTGGGCAGATAAGAGCAATTGAAATTAACGGTGAAGGCTGGCTGGTTGGGAAAGACGTAGCCACAGCACTTGGATACAGCAACGCTAGTAAGGCGGTAATAGTACATGTCGATAATGAGGATAAGAGAAAAGAAATGTTATTAGCAGATTCCCAGAATGGGAATGTGGTTACTCAAACGACTTTAATCAACGAATCCGGCGTTTATGCCTTGGTGTTCGGTTCTAAACTGCCAACAGCAAAGAAATTCAAGCGTTGGGTAACATCAGAAGTACTACCGTCTATTCGTAAGCACGGGGCTTATATGACGGAAGAAACATTAGAAAAGGCCCTGCTGAATCCTGACGGACTCATTAAAATCCTGACTGCTCTCAAGAACGAGCAAGCCAGAACAAAAGCCCTCAGAGAAGAGACAGCCAAACAGAAACAGTTAATCGGAGAACTGAAACCGAAAGCCGATTACACCGATAAGATCCTTTCCAGTAAAGGAACAGTCCCCATCACCGCCATAGCTAAAGACTACGGCATGAGCGGACGGGCTATGAATAAAGTCCTTTCCGAACTGAAAATCATCTATCTAATGGCGGGACAGTGGCTACTGTACAGCAGATACCAAGCAAAGGGCTATACGCACAGCAAGAGCTTTGCGTTCAACCACGCTGACGGCAGGCCGGACGTGAAAATGACTACAGAATGGACACAGAAAGGGCGTCTGTTCTTGTATCAGAAACTTAAAAAACATGGGATTCTTCCCATGATTGAGCAGTAAAAGGGGTGCTATGGAATGGGAATAATTGAAAAAGTATGGACGATTATATGCTTACCCTTTCTTTGGGCGTGGTACAAACACCCAACGGCAACTTGCAGGGTAATCTACGTGACGGCAGTTGTTGCTGCTCTCTGGGGAGATAGTGGAAGGGGGATGTAAATAATGTACGTACTTGAATACAAAACCGCCTTCAACGGGCCTGAAATCAAAAGAGAATACAGCACTTTGCCGGAAGCCATGGTAGCGGCTCGTGATGAGTCACTGTACCGGGTAACGGTCTGGGAGATGGAAGGAGAACATAGACACCTTGTTATGAGGCGTTTCAAGGGGGTTTGAAATTATGGATGCTGTGAAAATCCTACATGAGCTGGCAGAGGAGTTTGAATCCATGCAGAACAGGTTAGAGAGCCTGGAAGCATGGAGGGAAGTGAATGATATCTATCCAGAAATTCCTGGCGTGATGAGCGCTGGGGATGTGGCTACGGCCTTGGATTGCTCATTGGCAACGGCATACGACATATTTAAAACCGGACGGTTAAAAACCGTTCGACACGGAAAGGTTGTCCGCTGTACAAAGGAAGCCTTTTTACAGTGGATGGCAGAAGGGGGAGATGTAAAAAATGAAAAAGAGTGTGGATGAGTTGTTTCGAGATCCGGAACAACAGAAGAAAGATGCAGATTTTATCCGGCGTATGACGGATTTTATGGAAAACCACGAATTCTTCTTTGATGACCTTGGGCTTATTTGCACTGACTATGAAACCTTGGAAACAATGGTTCCGGGGGAAATGCAAAAGAAGGAACACCCCAACGGAATTCTCTACATGAAAGAATGGATGGGCCATACCTACTATTGCAACTGGTTTTGAAACGGACAGGAGGAATGAAAATGAAGCTATTCGAAATTAACGAGGCAATTGAACGCTGTGTTATCGACGGCGAAAACGTCGTAGATATAGAAACCGGGGAAGTGCTGGACGTGGAAGCACTCAACGCACTGCACATGGCATTTGAAGAAAAGGCGGAGAACATAGCAATGTTCATCCGTAATCTGGATGCAGAAGCCGCCGCGCTAAAAGAACAAATTGGCATCTTTACCGCACGTAAACGGGCGACGGAGAACAAACGGGATTCCTTGAAGGAATATCTAGCATATTGTTTGCAGGGAAAACCATTCAAGACTAGCAGGGTGAAGGTCAGCTTCCGGAAATCAGAATCCGTGAAAGTAACGGCCCAGGAGCAGATTCCGGAAACATATCTGGTTTATTCTGCCCCAACGGTGGATAAAGCAGGTATTAAAAAGGCTTTAAAATCCGGAGAAAACGTTCCTGGCTGTGTCCTGGAAGAGAAACAGAATATCCAGGTGAAATAGGAGGGATGACCCATGGATGAAAGATATACAAGGCTGTCGGCAGTTCCAGAAGATGCGACGAAACCAATTTCTTTTGGAAAATTAAAGGGGAAGTCTGATATCAATCCCCAGTGGAGATATGAAGCACTTACCGATGTGTTCGGCCTTTGCGGAGAAGGATGGCGCTATGAAATTTCTGATACCAAAATGGTTCCGGTTCAGGCCACTGGGGAGCTGATGGTGTTCGTATTCGTCAACCTGTATGTAAAAGGGAAGGATGGTTGGTCAGCCCCTATCCCTGGAAGCGGCGGCGACTTCCTGATTCAGAAAGACAAAAACGGCCTTCATGGCAACGATGAGGGCTTCAAGATGGCTATTACAGATGCCTTGGGGACTGCGGCCAAGATGGTTGGGGTAGCGGCCTCGGTGTATAGGGGGCAGTACAAGACGAAATATCAGAAAGAAGTGGAAGAAGAGCCGTCTAAGCCAACTGTTCAATACGCCACCCAGAAGCAACAGAACGAACTTGAAGTTCTGTGCCAGAAAACCGGAGCCGACTTGAAAAAGGTCCTGGCCTGGGTACACTGCCAGAACATAAAAGAACTGACAGTTCCGGCATGGCAAAGAGCGGTTGCCGGGCTGAGAATCAAGGAGCAAAAGGAGAGGAAGGCATGAAGGCTCATAAATCAATCCTGGTCCAGTCGGAGGATTGGGACGAGTGCTGTCTATGCGGCAACCGGGCGGAAGCGTGCCACCACGTTTTCGGCGGACCCAACCGGCAGATTTCTGAGCGGGAGGGGTTTACGGTTCCGCTCTGCAATCGGTGCCACAACATGAGCCCGAAGGCGGTCCACTTCAATCACAACCTTGACCGCTTTCTGAAGCGCTGGGCCCAGCTGAAGTATGAAAAATTGGGCCATTCCAGAGAGGAATTCATCAAGTTAATCGGGAGGAATTTTTTATGAGACTGTTGGCAATCAAGGAAATGGTTCCTACCGGGCGAAACGTGGCAGAAGTCACTCTGACGGTCAGAAGCACGGCTGACTTAGCGGAGGTTTCGGAAGCCGCCGTCAGTTTGAAGAAAGGTAAGGAATGGGAGGTGGAATTCAAGCCGATTCGCAAGAAGAGAAGCCTTTCTGCCAACGCCTATGCTTGGGTTCTCATGGATAAGCTGGCCCAGAAGCTGGGAACCACTAAAGCGGCGGTGTATCGGGAACACGTCAGAGTGTATGGCACTTTCCAGGTTCTGCGATTGAATCGAGAAGCGTTGGGGCGGTTTGAAGAGTTATGGACTAGAAACGGGTTGGGCTGGATTGTTGAATATATCTGCGGACGGGATCATGCCACCGTGGAGGTAATGGCATATCCGGGAACGTCAACATACACCACGGCAGAAATGGCAAGGTTCATTGACGGCCTTGTGACAGAGTGTCGGGAACAGGGAATCGAAACTATGGAGCCGGGAAAGTTGAAATCTTTAGTGGAGGCGTGGAAATGAAAAGAAAAGTTTATAAACACAGTTTATTCCCTTATACCAATGCAAAACTGGATGAGATTCGGGTTGAACATTTCAAACACGTAAGATCCGGGCAGGAAATAGCTTTACGGAACATGGCAAGATCGTTGCAGAAATACAATCCAGGGATGCCGATAATTAAGAAAAAGCAATGGCAACGGGCGTGGGAAATGCAATTCAAAAGTGAACTTCTTAAAGCTCAGCTTAGGATTATTTCTAAGGTACTGGGGGCGGACAAATGACGGGCATGAAGTGGATTAAGATTGACACCGGGATTTTCGACGATTCGAAAATCCGGTTGATTGAGAGTATGCCGGAAGGAAATACTCTCGTCGTGATTTGGTTTCGGCTGTTAATTCTAGCCGGTAAAGAATTCACCAACGGTGTTTTCATGATTAATGACAAGATTGCGTGTACTGACGAAATGTTAGCAACGATATTTGGAAAACCAATCGCAACTATCAGGCTGGCTCTTGAAACGTTTCAGAAGTTAAACATGATCGATTTAATCGATGGAGCGTACTCAATCCCCAACTGGAATAAATACCAGTCCGCTGATAAATATGAAATCAACCGGGCAAGGGACAGAAAGCGACTTCAAGAATGGAGGAAAAAGCAACAAGATAAAAAAAGAATTCCACAAATTAATGCAACTTCTCAAAATGAAACGTTTCATGAAACGTTTCAGAAATGCAATGAAACGGCGACAGAAATAGAAAAAGAAATAGAAAAAGAAATATATAAAGAAAAAGCCGTCGCTGTTAAAACCCCCTTATCGCTGATTCGGGAATTTTCCGGAACCAATAAAGAGCTTCTTGAATCTCTAAGGGCATGGCTGGAAATGCGGAAAAAGATGCACCGGCCATTGACCGGAAGGGCTACTCAGCAAGCTTTAAAGAAGCTGAATGAGCTGTCTGGAGGGAACCAGGATGTCATGGTGCAGATTGTAGACCAAACTTCCCTTAAGGGGTGGCTTACATTCTATCCGCTGAAAGAAAATAAACCTGGGACGCTAGGAAGCGTGCTGGAGCACATGGATGAAATCATCCCGGACGCACCGGAAGATGACCAGGCCACAACAGCGTGGCTAAGAGAGGAGGGCATACTGGATGATTAATAAGCAGGCATTGGCCTTGCTGGCGGGGGCTTTCCCCGCCTTCAAAGACCAACAAGCACAAGCCTATGGGGCTATGCTGAACGACATACCCGGAGCAATCCAGATGGAAGCCGTTAAAAATGTTGTAAAGACTTGTAAATTCCTTCCGTCGATTGCTGAAATCCGGGAGGAAGCTAAACGGCTAACCTTAATGGCAACCGGCAAAGAAAGCAACATCCCAGAACAAGAATGGGAAATTGTCTATAGGGCTATTGGGACAGTTGGTTTTTACAACAAGCCTGCGTTCAAAAATAGGATCACGGTTAAAACAATAAAGGCAATGGGCTGGCGGTTGTTATGTGGGGCTGACACTACCATGATGCCAGCTCTGAGAAGCCAATTCATTAAAACGTTTAAGGCAATCGAACAGCAAGAAAAAGCAGAAAGAAGAGTAGCGCGGTCCATGCGGGATGGAAGGTTGAAAGAAATCGGAAAAACGGTGCTGATGAACCTGGAGAAAAGGGAACCAAAGAGAATTCCCGGTGTGGATAGGGAGACGGTGAAATGACAACAAAAGACGTGAGGGAAAAGCTGGTACACTTGATGACTACCAATCCGGAACTACCGATTATGGCGGTGGTCAGCTGGGACGTAGTAGGGGGCGATGAATTCGCCTATTGGTACGGAAATGTTATTGCCGTTGATGTTGAAAATGTGTGGAATGATGGCGCAGGCCGCACGTGGACAAGGACCGAAGCGGAGGACGAACCTTCTTTTTTCTATGAATTTTACGGAGATGGAAAAATCACCGACGACAAGGAAATGGAACAAGCTGGCATGGACTTAATCGAAGGATTGCCATGGAAAAAAGTAATTTTGGTTTATGTTGACACAATGGACGATTGACCCAAAGGGAGAGAGCAGAATGGACGAAAAGAAATGCAAGCAATGCAAGCATCACTCGACAAAGGTAATATGGGGGAGAAATGAGGTATGCTGTACAGCTGACCCCCATTGGATTATGTCGGTTGCTCTTGTTGTCGAATGTCCAGGATTCGAACCGTTACAATCTGGGAAGGTAACGGAAGAAGAAATTTGGAAAGCGATTCCCGAAAGAAATGGCTTGTGGACGGCGGGGAAACTTGTCACCGAAGGAACGCTCCAATATTACGAGCTTGCGACCGACATGGACGGGCAGAAATGTGTATGGAAAACCAAAGAAGAAGCAGAGAAGTATTGCACGGTAATGTTAGCAGTGGATAAGGCGTTGAGAATGGGAAACTACAAATGAGAAAACGAGGAAGGAGCAGAAAGATGAACGAAAACAAAAATCCATGGGTGGTATTAGACGCAGGAGATTTTTACATTGTCGCCCGGAACGGCTCTGATGGAACACCGGATATGTTTAACAGACGGTACGATGATTGGCACGATGCCCAAAGAAGGGCTGACTGGATGAACGACGCAGACGGAATCCTAGACGCTCCGAGATTTGGTGAGTGATTCCACAACGGGGCAGAGAAAGGAACGGAGAGCATGAAACAAATCAGTGAACAAGACAAAAAGGAAATACGGAGAGCGGCACTTGATGCGGTTGCTTACAGCCTTATTGCCGGAAGTCTTACCACGGCAGTTGGCAAGGTTGGAGAGTTGTTCTGCGACTCCCAAAAACCCATTGACTGGGAAAACGTTTTCGAACAAGTAGAAGAAATGGGCGACTATGTAACAGCCGCATTTAGATACCTTAAATGTGCTAGAAAAGAGATGCAATTTCTCAAAAACAAGCAGTTGGAACTAGAGGGGCCAAGGAAGGTGGAGCAATGAGAGCGTGGAAAAAATGGAGCAATAAGCGGAGCGAGGGGCGAATTCTAATCGATGTGAGCTTGACCCGCCAGTTTGTCAAAATGCACAAGAAGGTGTATTCCAGATACCGCCCCCACAAAGGGTTCAAACGGGAATACAGGAACCTAAACGATAGAAGGCGGATGATGAAGAAAACATGGGAGCTGATTAAGCAAAGGAACGGGGTGTGGTGACAAAATGAAAGGCTGGAAAAGGTTGAAGCAATGCGGGTATACCCGCCTTCGTGTATACAATCTACACGTTCTGAGAGAACTGCGACAACATTGTAAAGAATACAGATTCCTTAAATCCCAATATCGCATTTGCATACCGGGGAGAAAACATCGGTTCTTAATGCTGAAAAGGGCAAGAACGATGATGAAGAACGGAATGTGGGAGCGGGAACACAGGGGGTGAAGCCATGAAGAAAGAAGAACTGCTGAAACTGGAAGCCCTTGATGGGCCAAGACTGGCAGAAATTGCCCATGAGAAGGTGAATGGAAAGCCCACGGAACGTGCCGTGGTTGCCGAACAAATCCTTATTGGGAGATGGCCCGTGGGGCTGGGGAAGTATTGCACTGCTGATATGGGGCCGGACTACTACGAAAGAATGGGAAGCTCACACTTCCAAAAGAAATTCAAGTGAGGGAGAGCAATGTATCTTGAAAAGCTGACTAACGAGGAATGGCTGGACCTGGAAAAACGGTGTTTCTGCTCACGAGTTGCCAAGAAGTTTAAATCCGTCAGATGCGGTGATGGAGAATATGAGGTCACGTTTAAAGAGTGGTGGTCGGGAAGCTGGCTGGAAACAAGATATACAATCTACGACTTCTATTCACCGGAGTGTTGGGACGCGATGGTCTATGAAGAGGATGTCAATGTTTTTTATGAATTTATGTTCGAGAAATTCGGAAATCCTTATGCGGTTGATTTTTTCAAAGCAAGAACTGGTGTTGATGGGAAGGAGAATGAAAATGAAACTTGCTGATGTGCTGCCGAAGATTGCAGGGAACGTGGAAGTTAATGAAGGTACTGATGTCCAAAAGAAACTTCTTCTTAAAAGCGAATCCGTATTAGAAGAAAAGTTTTTTAGAATTGTCCCGTATTTAAATCGAGAAGTTATTTCCATCCGCGCAAATAGATATCTTTGCGATTGTGAAGAATCTTTTGTCGAAATTTCCGTCGAAAGCAAGGAGAAATAAAATGGAACCAATCATTAATCCGTGGGTGTTTTACTTTATCAATGTCCTGGATCGTTTAAGCACGGGGATTGCGATTGGAATGTTCGTGTGTATTGCAGTTATTACTTTTGCTGGAATGGCCTATTACGACTATGACGCAACTGATGTCACGAAACGGAGAAGTGTGAAAATGATCAAGGTGGCGGTGATTCTTTTCACGCTGTTTGGGGCAGTCCAAATTGGATTCCCTGACAAGAGAACGATGTACCAGATGTTAGCGGCCAGCTATGTGACACCGGATAATATCGAGACGGTGCAGAACAACGTGGTTGATCTTGTCCGGCAGATTGCTGACGGGTTGTTAAAAGCAAAAAAATAATCCACAACTTTATCCACTGTCAAGAATCAATAGAAGAGGGCGTAAAATCGAGAAAGGACAAGAAATGCTAAGGTGTGAGAAGATAGATGTACGGTGGCCGGGAAAACCGGCCCCCATCGAAGCCCTGAATCCAGAACTGAAAATCGCTATGCTTCAGCAGGACCTGGATAGGGCCGAAAACAAGCAGGGGAGAATGGAAGGCTGGATGAAGAGAATGCGGGCAGAAAACGCAAGACTGAAAAAGGAAAACGCGGAAATGAAGGCGGCTCTTAATTGCATGATAGATGCGTTGAATAATACGGTTTATCTACGGAGCCGGGAGGCGTGGCTGGAAAGGAGTAGAAATGAAAATATACGTGCTAGATGAAAGTAACTACCAACTGGCCCATGAACAGGCGTTAGTACTGCGGGATTGGCTGGATGGGCAGGTTGAGAGGCTGGGAAGCTGGCCTATCGATGCGATGGACAACATTTTATTTGCCCTGGAAGAAGCGGTGGAGAATGAAGCGGTTAACGCTGACGAGGAGGCGGAAGGATGAACTACGAAACGGGAGATTGTATGCCTGGTGGGTATGACTTGGAACAACAGCAGTCGGATGCTGCTGACATGAATAGAATTATTAATCAAAAGCTAGGCGCACGGGAACGGCTGGAAGTGCTGGCAGAAGAAGCGGCAGAATTGAGTCAAGCGGCGTTGAAAATGATTCGTGCTTATCGAATGGGCAGGGTAGTCAATCCGACGCCTTTAACGCCAGAAGAGGCCCTGGAGAACCTATTTGAAGAGGTGGCGGACGTTGAGGTTGCAATTGAATCGTTGGGGTTGTATTACATGAACCGCGGAAAAATCGAAAAAATTAAAGAGAAAAAGCGGAAACGCTGGGCGGAAAGGCTGAAAGGAGCAGAAAGAAATGAATAAGGTAATTTTACTGGGCAGATTGGTACGTGACCCGGAGGTGAAGGCTTCTCAAAATGGGAAGATTTTCACACAATTCTGTATTGCAGTTGACCGGCCTTACGTAAAGGGAAAAGACAGGGAGGCGGATTTTATCAACTGTGTTGCGTTTAATAAGACCGGGGAATTTATCGGCAACTACTTCAACAAGGGACAACGAATTCTAATCGAGGATGGAAATTTACGAGTAACGTCTTTTGAAAAGAACGGAGAAAAAAGATTTACGACAAACGTCGTGGCTAACAAAGTGGCATTTGTCGACAAGGCGGAAAAGAAAGCGGTAAGCAATGGACCGATGAAAAGCTTTGGATCGGAAGTGGGGTTTGATGAAGAAATACCCTTTTGAAGAGGGAAAAGGTCCTGACGGGTGGATGTACTACATTAACGAATGGGCGCTAGTGAACGGATATGATTAGAGGTGAAACGGATGGAACGATACTCAACGGTGGGGAAGACGGGAAACGTTGACGATTATATCAACCCGGGGGCAAGCGATGAACTGCCCCCACCTAAGGAATTGGCGGATGACAAAGAACATATCAGGATGTTGCAAGAGGATGTCAAAAGATACGCTTGCCATGACGGTCAGCAACGGGCCCAAATTGCCGTTTTGAGAAAGGAAATAAAGCGGTTAAGGGGGTTGCTGGGCGAGAAGTTAAAAGACGCTGATAAGCCAACTGTGCGGGAACTACGGGGGTTGAAAAGATGGAGTTGCCCAGAACTAGCTAGGCAGGCTGGACTTACGTACGACTGCGTTTATAAACGAGAAAGGAAGGTGTACGCATGGAAGGAAGAGCAGAAAAAGGCCGTGGCAAAAGCCCTTGGGGTGGACGTGGAATCTGTGGACTGGGAAAACTAAAAAGGGTTTATTGTTTCGAAATTCCAGGTCGTCCTGTAACAAAAAAGAATTCTGGAAGATATTGTGGGCCTGGCAGGTTTCGTCCTTCTGCGGCGTATGAAGCATATGAAGCGGTGGCGGTCCCAACGTTGAAGAATCAACGGAGAAAGCTAGGGCTTAACTACCCCATTGACCGCCCGTGTGAACTGTACGTCCATTACTACATGCCGTCTCGGGCGGCGTGGCCAGACCTTATTGAGGGGATTGACAAGAATAATCCGAGGGCGGAAATATCGCTCTATCCGGTATGGCTGAGAGATGATACAAGAGAATTTTGGATGCTTGATCCCATGACGAAAAGGAGATTGGAAAATGGATACTACGGATGTTAGCAAACAGACAAGACTCCAGATCCTAAGTGCTTTTGAGGTTTATGAAAATGGTATGAAAGATCTTTTGAATATTCTGGAGGCATATGTGGAGGGAATTTTGGAGCCTTCTTCGGCACGTAAGCTGGCAATTAAAAGTATTCGAATTGATTTTAAAACCTTGTGTTCCATGATGGATGGGTTAGGAGAAATGGAGGAGGATGGAAAATGGATACTATGAAGATTAAACCGGAAGTACGGGAAAAGATTAGGATGGTGTGTGGCCTGTACGAGAACGGGCGGCATGACCTTTTGGACCTGCTGAGGGTCCATGACCTGGGCAAGCGTGGCCCAGAAATCACGCTGGAATTAGCACTGGAAAGCATTGACGACGACATGGAAAGCCTGCGGAGATTAAGAGACGCATTAAAAGGTGAACAGGCTATGGGGCATTTGAAGAAGGAATGGGGATTGAAATGAGCATCTGCGATGAATGTCAATTAATCGGAACTGTTTGCAGGGGAACAGATGGGCTGACAACCTGTAAAGATTTTGTAAAAAATCCGCATAGCCATTATCAGTTATTTAAACAGGAACCTTGCGGGAAATTTTCGGAAACGGTGTTAAAAATCTTTGACGATGAAAAAGCCCTGTACAAGGAAAAAGCTAAACAGTATGCTCAGGGAGATCCGTTGGCGAACTTCCGGGGCGGGGCGGCGTTACAAGGCCTGAATCCTGAATCCCTAGATGACTGCTTCAGGGTCTTACTGGGATACTGCGATAAGCATATAGCCTTTGTCCATCAGTCGGGGAAGCTCGGGAAAAAAGAAGCTGAATCCCTGAAAGACATTGCAAACTACATGGTCATTGCTCTCGGAATGTATCAGATGAAAAGGGAAAATGAAGATGAAACTTAATTTTTGGGAAGCATGGCTGTTGTTTGCGTTTATTCTCTTGGGTAGGCCCTGGAGCCAAATTGAGCTTGCTTTTATAGGATTCGTCCTGGCGGTGTATTTGGCGGTAAAGGAGTGGCGGAAATGAGATTTAAAGTGAATTCTGGATATGTGATGATTGAGCGGAGCAAGGTTGATTCCCATGGACTTCTACTTCCTTATGATAAAAGAGAAGTTAGCAGGGGGAAAGTGATTGGGATGGGAACTTGGAGGAATGGAAAGGGGGATAGAATCATTCCTCGTTTCCAGACCGGGGACGTGGTACAGTTCGAACCCTGTGTTGGATATGAATATAAAGACTATCTCTTTATTCCCTATGAGTATATCTACGGGGTGTATGCCGATGATAAAAGATAAAATCTATAAAGCAGTGGAACGTAGGCTGTACACCTACGAGAACCTGCGGCGGGCTGTGATTGATGCACGGGCGGAAATGGACGGGAGAAAGGGGGTAATGGAAGGGGGCGGGGGTCATGCGTTCGTGTCAGATCCGACGGCGGCCCAAGCGATTAAGCACTTCACTCCGCTCCGGGCGGTAATGATATCCGATGGGCGGGGGAATATTGAAGAGGTGTACAAGCCAGAAAAATGGCTGTATCTCATTGGATCTGTGTATCGGCAGATGGAACCAGATAAGAGGGCTGTTATCAAAGCCCGGTACTGGGATAAGAAGCCTACGGTTAATATCTCAATCAATTATCCGGCGGGGCAGAGAACGGTTTACACTTGGTGCAACGAATTTGTGCAGGAACTATCTTTACTGGCGCTGAATGAAGGCCTGGTCAGAATAAAAAAGAACCCTGGGGATTAACCCCAGGGCTTTTTAGTATTCGAACTTCGATGGGTGGCGGGGTGGCTGGCCGAAAAAAGATAGATAGAAGCTAGACGGCTACGGCATTTTGCCGCAAAATCTATAGCTAAAGTATGGTAAAATACTAGTAAGTAGAGATATAGCACTTATCCATGTGGATAGGTGCTATTTTTTATTCACGAATGTGTGGTGATTGCATGGACGATGAACTTAAAAAGCTGGGGCTGACCGAAAAAAGAATACGCTTTTTGCAGTATCTGGCAGCAGGGGAGTCCGTTGAACCAGCTTATATGAAGGCATATGAGAACGTCAAGCCTAGGACCGCCAGGTGTAATGCGTATAGATTGAAGAAGGAACTGCTGAGCAAGCCGGAAATAAAAGAATGGCTTGATAAGCATTATGCTGGCAGGGAGACGGAAAACCGATTACTGCTGACCATTGACCAACGAAAAGAAGTGCTGGCAAAGATCATCATGCATGGGAAACCGATGGAAAAGATTAAAGCTCTTGACATATACAACAAAATGGAAGCCGTTTATGAACGCCGAACAAAAGTTGAAGGCGACGTAGCTTTGACCTTTGGCTGGGCTGGTGAAGATGATGGCTAGACACATTACGATACCGTATGAGCCTAGGCCGCTGTGGGAAACTGAGATCCATCCAGGGCTAGAGTCCCATCGTTTTTCCGTCCTCGTTTGTCATCGGCGCTTTGGCAAGACGGTTGGCGTGGTCAATCATTTGATAAAGCAGGCGTTGCGATGCCGCAGGCGGGCCCCCCAGTACGCATATATAGCCCCGTTCCAGAGGCAGGCAATCCTTGTAGCATGGGCTTATATCAAGTACTACACGGCGGTTATCCCTGGCGTAAAAGTTAATAACAGCTCATATTATGTTGAGCTTCCATCGGCTCATCTGGACAGCCCAGGCGCTCGTATCTACGTCATGGGAGCCGACAACCCGGATGCGCTCCGGGGCATGTACCTGGACGGCGTTATCCTGGACGAGTACGGCCAAATAAAAGAAAACCTCTGGGGCGAAATCATCCGTCCGGCTCTAGCTGACCGCAAGGGCTGGGCGGTTTTCGTTGGTACGCCAAAAGGACAAAATGGTTTTTTTCAGAAGTATCAAGAGGCGTTGAACCATAATGATTGGTATCACTGCTTATACAAGGCCAGTGAAACCGGCGTGATTGATAAGGAAGAGCTGGCGTCCATGCGGGATTCTATGAGCGACGTAGAGTACCAGCAAGAAATGGAATGTGACTTTACCGTAGCTGCTTTTGATGCCCTGCTAAGTGGTGATGACGTCCAGAAGGCAGTGGAAAGAGTCTACAACGAGAACCACCTGGGAGGTTCCGTGAAGGTCATGGGCGTTGATATAGCGCGTTTTGGCGGGGATAAATCCTGCATAGTGATGCGCAGGGGGTTAGCAGTGATGCCACCACTCCGGTTTTCCGGCATGGATACTATGACCATGGCGGGGACGGTAATAAGCCATATCAATAAATTCCATCCTGATGCGGTGTTCATCGATTCCGGCGCTATGGGGGCAGGCGTAATAGACCGTATACGTCAATTGGGCTACAGCGTCATTGAGGTATCATTCGGCGGGAAGGCCACTGATGATGGCCGCTATTTTAATAAACGAACTGAGATGTACGCCAAATGTGCAGAGTATATCAAGAAAGACGGTGGCGCGATCCCTGACGATGCAGAGATGAGGGAAGAGCTAGCCAACGTCTATTATGGTTTCGATAACCGAGGCAGAATGAAATTAAAAAGCAAAGATGAAATTAAAGAAGTGCTAGGACGTTCCCCGGACACGGCGGATGCCCTGGCACTTACTTTTGCACAGCCAGTAGCACGGCAGGCAGATTATAACATGGGAAATCATGCTAGAGCGATGTGCAACACCAATTATGATATTTTCGGGGGGATTTAAAAATGTGCGGCAATCCGTTTAAAAAAGTGAGTACACCAAAAATTGTACAGCAGGAAGTAAAGGCTCCTGAGCCTACTCCGACTGCTCCGACAATGACCGAAATCAACGCCCAGGAAGAGGGAACTGCACTGAGCGAAGAAGTAGCCAAGAATAAAAAGAAACGTGGCTACGCGTCCACGCGGACCAGCACGCAGAACACCATTGCAGGAAGCGCGCAGGGCGGGAAAACCACTTTGGGGTAGAGCATGGAAAACGAAATTATGACCATAGCCAGCACGGCTACGGGAGATAAACAGATTAGAAGCGAACCGCCGGACCGCCAGAAGCTCAACCAGAGAATGAAAGCACTAATGAATGAACGGATCCGGTGGGCGGACCGCTGGAAAGAGATCCGAAACTATGAGCTTCCTTTCATCGGCCATTTTGACGATACAGAGGACCGGACGAACCCTGCACGGCGCAGGGATACCAACATTGCAAACGGCACGGCGTGGATGTGTGACCAAGTATTCGCCGCAGGCGTGCTATCTGGGCTGACACCTCCGAGCAGGAAATGGTTCAAATTCACTTTTTCGAACAGCCAGTTAAACGAAAACACCGACGCTTTGAAAGTGCTGGATATTCGTCAAGAAATCGTGGAAAGCGTTCTTGCAAAAAGCAACTTTTATAACTCTGTCCATTCTGTCTATATGGAATTGCCTTTTGGTCAATGCCCTCTAGGCGTATTCATGGACAGGGAAAAGGGCGTGCGTTTTGTTCCGATGACAATCGGAACATACTATTTAGGCACGGACGGAACGGGAAAAGTAAATACCATTGCGCGCCGCTTCCGGCTGTCCTTGCCGCAACTTGTCGATTATTTCGGGGTTAAAGCACTACCGGAAAACTTGCGGGCAATGGTGGAACGCGGGGAAACGCGTTATGAAAAACAGTTCCTAGTCAATTGGCTATGTGAACCAAATAACGACAGTATCCCCGGGAAAATCGACAGGATGAATTTACCGTATAAGTCGGTTTACTGGCTGGACGGTTCCAACGAGAAAGAGTATTTGTACGTCGGCGGGTTTGAGTCGTTCCCTTGCCCCGTGGCTAGATACAATGTAACGTCTAATCTTGCTTATGCTACCGGCCCGGGCTGGTGGGCAGAGGGCGACAGTAAAGCGCTACAGATCATGAAGAAAGACTACCTGACAGCGCTAGAACTTTCCGTAAAGCCGCCTATGCAGGGTTCCCCGGAACTGGCCATGACGGGCGTCAACATGATTCCCGGCGGGTTCACACCAACTTCCATGAATTCCGCCGTTCAGCCGCTGTTTAATGTTCAAACCAATTTGTCCTACCTATCCGACGAGATTCAGAGGACAGAGGAACGGATTAAGGAAGCATACAGCGCTAACTTGTTCATGATGTTGGACAATCTAGGCACGCACAACATGACGGCGCAAGAGGTGCAGGCACGGCAATCCGAAAAGCTGGCACAGCTAGGGCCGGTGGTTGAGCGACTGCAGGAAGAATTTCTAAACCTTATCATTGATAGGGTTTATAACATTCTTGATCGCGCCCACGTTTTCCCGCCTATCCCGGACGAAATGCAAGAACTGTTTGACGAAGAAGTCAAAGTGGAATATATTTCCCCGCTGGCACAGGCGCAGAAAATGAGCGGCGTTGTGAACATTGAGCAAACCATTGGTTTTGTTATGCAAATGGCGCAGGCGTGGCCGGAAGCCCTCAAGAGTGTGGACGCGCTGGAAACTGTTAATAAATATATGGACTTCCTAGGCGCCCCGGCGCAAATGAGAAAGTCGCCGGAACAGATTCAAGCGGAAATCGAACAGGAACAGGAAGCCCAACAACAGGCACAGGAACAACAGCAAATGATGATGGCCGCACAAGCCGCGCCCAATATCACACAAGCCGCGAAGAACGCAACGGAAGCCGCTAACGACGGCAACCCTGCTTTACAAGAATGGATGGGTATGTGATGAAATATAAAACCGTCAGCGAGAAAAACGCGTCCTATTGGCACGCCAGATTCTTTCAAGAGGAAATCAACCGCCACGACAAGGAAGCGTACGAATATATGCTTTCTGACCCGCGGGGGCGCTGGTTCTTAATGCGGCTGTTCGATAACACATATTTGAATAGCACCACGTTCACGGGAAACAGTCAGAGTTTTTTCAACGAAGGAAAACGGGCCGTGGGCGTGAATGTTCACCGAAAGATTGTCGAACTATTAGGAATCGAAGGTATTAACCTACGGCAACAGGCCGAACGGGAATACATAAAGGTTCAGAAGGACGCCGAACGGCTTATCTCTGAACAGGAAGGGGAATAACCAACAATGACCGTAGAAAACGAAAACAACGGCGTACAGGATACCACCAGCGCCGAACAGATCGCGCCGGAAACAACCGCGCAGGAAAGCACGCTTGCGGGCGGGGCCGGGGAACAACAACCCTCGTTAGTCGATAATAATGGCCAATCGAAAAATCTAAATACCAATGACAACGAAAACCCGGCGGAGCCAATCGTTTATGACTTCCGCGATTCTATCCCGGAGGGAATGGAACTAGACGAAACGACAAGTAACGAGTTTAGCGAAATTGCCCGGGGCTTGAATCTGGACAACGCGCAAGCAAACCAACTTGCAAGCTATGGTATGGCCTACACTCAAAGAATGATGCAGGCCCTTGAAAACCAGCAAGCGGAACAACAAAAGGCGTGGGCTGATGAAACGCGACAGGCCCTAGGCGCAAAGTTTAACGAAGAAATCGGCTTTGTTGGGACGGCGCTAGACAAACTAGAGCCGCTTGTCCCCGGGCTTAGACAGGCCCTAAACATCGGCGGTATCGGCAACAGAATCGAGATTGTTAGAGCGCTTGCCCAGGTGGGGCGTATGGTCAGCGAAGACTCCGGCCATGCGGCCACTGATACGAGTGCTGGAGAAATCTATTCCACAAGATATCCGAACACTAATTTCAACAGCTACAAGTGATTTGAAAGGAGCATAACATTATGCCTTATGCTGTAACTCTTAACGATATTCAGAAACGACTGGGGGCAAATAACGCCTTCCAGCCCATCATTGAAATCCTGAAACAATCCAACCCCATCCTGGAAGATATGCCTTTCGCAGAAGGTGACCTGCCGATTGGGAACAAGACCACCATTCGTACTTCCCTGCCGTCTCCTTCCATCAGACGTGCTAACCGTGGTACGGCTCCGACTAAATCTGATGTGAAGCAGGTCATTGACCAGTGCATGTATCTGGAAGATCGCTCTTGCGTGGATACCCTGCTTCTGAAAGGAAAACCCAATCCCGAAGCCTATCGAGCTTCCGAAGATGATGCCCATGTGGAAGGTATGGGGCAGTTTGTTGCCAAGTGCTTTATTTATGGTGACCTGACCGACCCGAACTACACTGACACCTTCAACGGCCTTTTGGTTCGCTATCCCATCGAGGACGGCGACAAGGGTACTCGTGGCTACCAGGTCATTTCCGCAGGGACCAAGAACACCAGCGGGCATAACACCTCCGCACTGATTGTTGACTGGGGCGACAGAAAGGTAACGGGGATTTATCCCAAGAACATGACTGCTGGCCTGGATACTAAAGACCTGGGCGAAGGGGATGTATACGATTCCGAAGGGAAACCGTTCCGCGCTGTACAGACTCTCTACAGCTGGCAGGTTGGCCTTGCGGTACAGAATCTCCGCTCTGTTGCGGCAATCCGCAATATCGACGTAGATGCCCTGTCCAAGTTCACCTCTGCACAGGCGGCAACCTTTATGAATAAGATTATTTTTGCTAAGAACCGTTTACAGCTTCCTAAATCTCCTATCATGTACGTATCTGACACCGTTTATTCCTACCTGGAAACCTTCCTTCTGGATAAAGCGAATGTCCATGTTACTCGTGAGATGAGAGAGAACCAGGCTCCTCTGCTCCGCTTCTCCGGGATTCCGGTGAAGAAGATGGATTGCATGACCGACACCGAAGCAGGGTTTTAATTGAAAGGGGTATAAAATATGCTTTTTGATAAAGAGAATATGTTCTTTGACGGGGAAGCGGCTTCCGGCTTTGCTTCTGGCAAGACTTCTCCTGGCATTTACAACCAGGGCGGCGGTGATGCCATTGCTCCGCTGTACGTAGTAGTCCAGCTGGCGGGCGGCTCCGGCAAACTTGACTGCACGGTTCAGACCGCTTCCAAATCTGACTTTGCCGACGCAACCGACGTGGCTACCTTCTTCGGCAAAACCGGTGATAAGGGTATCGTGACCAAAGCTTTCCTGCCCTATGGGTGTAAAGAGTATATCAGAATCAAGCTCTCCGGGACTGCTACGGGGAAGGTAACTGCCGGGCTGACAGATGTTGTGCCGATTGAATAACCAAGAGGGAAGGGTAACACCTTCCCTTTTCTTTTGTATGGGGGCAAATTATGAATGAAGTTGATATTTGCAACCTGGCTTTGAACTTCCTGGGGAAAGGCATTATCAAGAGCCTATCCGAAAATACCGAACTGGCTAGGACCTGTAAACTGCATTATGACCGCTATAGAAGAATCCTCTTAAAGGATTACAGCTGGGAATTTGCCGAACGCACTATGAAGCTGGAACCAGTAGAGGATTTCGACGACAATGTGAAAGGCTGGGATTATGTCTACCGCTATCCAGACGACTGCTTGCAAGTGCTGAAAATCTATGACGGTGACGACCACCGGAAGGATGACAAACGGGAAAAGTTCTTTGTCCAGACCGTAGATTATCGGCTGGGAACTAAGGTGATCTGCTGTAATCTGGAAAATGCCTATATGGATTATGTATGCAACGAAGAAGATTGTAACTATTTCTCAGAAGAGTTTGTGGAAGCCCTGGCCCATTATCTGGCCTATGGCATGGCCCAGGCTCTGACAGGTAGCGAAGCTAAGGCACAGACGGAATTACAGTACATGCAGAATGCATTGTATCAGGCTAAACTCCGCACGGCGCGGGAACGGGAGCATGAACCTTCTGTTCCTCATAAATACTTTGACGGGAGGTTCTGATGAGCCAGAAGGAACAGTATTACGATTTTCAGCCCTCCTTCAACTCTGGAGAAATCTCTCCTGACGTTGCCAATCGTACAGATTTGGATAAGTTCCGGTCGGCTTTATTAAAGGCTAGAAATTGTTTCGTAAAGCCTTATGGAGCAGTATACCGTCGGCCTGGGACTAGGTTTGTAGCTGAGACGAAATATCCCGATAAGAAATGTATCCTGCATGAGTTCGATTATAACGCCACAATATCTTATCTGCTGGAAATCGGTGTGGGCTATATCCGGGTGTACAAGGACAACACCTACATGAATGTGGAGGTAGTTACTCCGTTCACTGAGGAAGATTTGGACAATCTCCGCTTTGCTCAATCTGCTGACACGCTCTTCATCGCCTCCGGTACGCATAATGTTCAGCTCCTGCAACGTTATTCAGACGTTGACTGGAGATTGTCTGAAATGGATTTGACTTCTCCGTATTTCGACGTAGCAAACGGCAGTGAAGGGCTTAATGGGAATGTACCTGTTTATAATCCCAGCATTAAATTGAATCTGAAATTCAGCACACAGGGCAGTTTCATCTTTACCGCTCCGGCAACTGGGACTTATACCGTAGTTATAGCCGGGTCAGGCGGGGCTGGGATTTCTGAATCTCATGGCGGTGATGGCTGGGGGCAGTACACTGGGAACGGCGGGAAAGCCGAACTTAAAACAGTTACCATGACTTTAAAAGGCGGAACCGTCTACCGAGGTGTGGTGGGCTCTAAGCCCAATAACTTATGGATTGAAAATGCGATAGATACCACAGCCCCATCTGGGGGGACCTCAACATTCAACGGCCAATCTGCACAAGGAGGTGGAGGGGCAAGATACTACTTAAAAAAAGAGGAACGGGAATCAGAAAACAGTGGAACGTATACGGTTAAAATACCCACAACTACTAATGGGGCAGACCGAGGGAACGGACCAGCCGGTGGTATCTTTGTAACAGAGGGAAAAGGGGAAGTTAAATCAGAAACACAGCCCCAGGGCGGATATGTGAATATCTCTTGCGATATCAAGGGGGATAATAATTATCGCGCAGACGGGTTGTGGCCCAGTGGCGTGACGGGGAATATTACGCTGAACTCTTCTACTAGGCTATTCCGTACCGGCCTAGTAGGCTCTTGCGTTAAGCTCTATCACAACATGCCATCTCAAACAGTAACACTGGAAAGCACGGGCAACGCAACATCCGCGGCGGTCCTGGCTGGGAAGTCCTGGAAATGTGTTACCCACGGCAAATGGGGCGGTACTGTTACCCTAGAAGCTTCTACGGACGGCCAGACCTGGCGACAGTATCGAGTGTACACTTCAAAATATGCCGACAACAATGGGGATTTCAACGCTAGTGAAACAGGTACGGTTGACGAATATACCTATATCCGGGTGAAAACGGCCATAACAGGCGGTACTGTAACCGTTGACCTGACACGCATGACCTATACCCATGAAGGCTACGCGCAAATCACCAAGTATGTAAGTGATACGCAGGCCCAAGCAAAAGTGATTAAGCAGTTCGGCAGCACCGACAAAACCGCACTCTATTCTATGTCCTGCTGGTGCCCTGAATATGGTTATCCTAGATGCGTAGGATTCTTCCAGGACCGGCTGATTCTGGCGGCCAATAAACTGTATCCATATGCGGTATGGATGAGCAGAACGGGAGACTATTACAACTTCTCAGTGGAAAAGGCAGATGGGAAGGTGACGGATGACTCCGCCATCATGCTTTCCCTGGTGAACAGAAAGGAATATGCTATCCAGCATATTGTAGCCTTTACGGATCTGTTCATTTTTACGGATGGGAATGAATGGATCATCTCCGGATCCAGCACGGTTACTCCTGCTGCTGCAAGCCCCAGGGTGCAATCTGCACGGGGATGCGAAGGGGCAGAACCTATCCTTGTTGGTGGCCGTATAGTCTATATCCAACGGCGGGGAACGTCTGTCAGGGACTTTGCTTATTCCTATGATACAGACAACTACGATGGGGCGGACTTGAGTATCCTGGCGAAACATTTGACCGAGAACCGGCAGATGGTGGACGGGGCTTATCAGCAAGACCCCAATTCCATGCTGTACTTCATTACCAGTGATGGAAAAATGAATATGCTGACCTACGTAGCTAATCAGAAGGTTTACGCATGGTCCAGCGTGGATACGAATGGGAAGTTTGAATCCGTGGTGAACCTTGTATCCGGATATCGCGATACCGTCTATGTGGTTGTATCCAGGGAACTGAACGGAAAAACAAAAAGGTTTATTGAGTATTTTTCCGACTATCCTGATACTGAGGATTGGATGGAATACACAATGGTGGACTGTGCTGAACAATGGAGAAACGAGCAGAGAAGTTATTCTATCACCGGGCTTGACCGTTTTTCCGGAAGCAAAGTCGATGTGCTGGCAGATGGAGAATATTACAAGGACGTTGCGGTAGATGGCAACGGTGGCATTGTCCTTCCCAAGGAAGTATCTAAAGCGACGATTGGGCTAAGGTATACCAGCGAGATTGAAACGCCTAACCTGGAAGTCAACGGGCAGACGGTACAAGGGAAATATAAGAAAGTATCTGAAGCCATTCTCCGGCTGTCCAGGAGCCAGGGCGGGGAAATAGGCAACTCTTCTTCTTTCGTTGACCCGATTGTATATCCCGAAGATGGGCTGTACAGCGGTGACCTGGAAACGGTAGTTCCTAACCAGCCTACGGGCGGTTACGAAAAGCTGGGACGTGTGTATATAAAGCTAGATGAGCCGTATCCGTTCGAATTGAGCGGTATTATAAGGGTGGTGAGTTTTGGTGGTTGATATCAGACCGGTGAGAAGGGAAGATTATGAAAGCATTGCGAAAGAACTTTATGAGAACATTCGTTTTGCGGACCGGTTGGAGATGGTGCAACTTCATCGGAACAGTTGGCAGTATGTGTATGATTCCATGCTATCCTCTGATATCCTCTATCAGGCAAGGGATAAGGCCGGGAAGCTCCTGTGCTTGACCGGAACAGCCCCTATAGACGGCGATTTATATAGTTGCGTATGGTGCCTAGGGACTAAGGAATTAAGCCGTCATAAACGTGAATTTGTGGCCTACGGTAAGATTCTTATGAAGGAGTTTCTGACCTGTAAACGTGCGTTGAAAAATTATATTGGCATTGAAAACAAAGAAGCCCTCACGTGGATTAAACACATGGGGGCTGAATTTATGGAACCTATCAAGCTGGGGGATGGCGTGTTCATCCCTTTTTTGATAAAGGGGTGATACTATGTGTGGAGTTGTTGCTGGACTTACGGCCGCTATGACCGGACTTCAAATGTATGGGCAGAGACAACAGTATAAAGCGCAGGAAGCGGCTTATAACGCCCAGGCGCAGGCGGCTGATGCGAACGCTAAAATCATGGAGCAGAATCAGCGTATCAATGACCGCAAAGCAGAAAATATTGCTGATGCTTATGCGTTCCAGCAAAGCAAGCTGGATGATAAACGCAGATTGGTACGAGGGCAGATTGCCGCGGCGCAAGGGGCTTCCGGACTGACTGGAGTCGGTTCCGGGCTTGATATCCTGGGGGCTTCTAACGAAGCGTATTACCAGGACAGCATGAACCTTTTACAGAACCAGCGTAACGATATTTATAGCAATCGTATAGACAATTGGAACCTGGAGAATCAGAAAATCGGCTATATGAACCAGGTTAACGCCTATCGTTCGGCGGCAAACAACGTTGCACAGCAGGGAAGGCTTGGGATGCTGTCTACTTTGGCAGGCGGGGCTTTGTCTATCTATGGGCTGAAAGGTTCCAACCAGAATACCAGTTCTACCGGGAGCGGAACGTTATCTGCTGGAAGCACTAATGTAAACAGTTACACCGTTACCCCGTGGAACAGTGCAGGGCGCTGGGATGAACCGCTGTCCATCGGCAGTTTCGGAAAGTGGCCTAATCCTGTTACTAAGTGGCAAAAGACGAGGTATGTACGATGAAATTAACCAATTATTCTCCCACTGTACAACCGAATACGATTAGTGGCAGGGGGAACCCTGTCTCTAATCCTTCTGACCCAAGGGCGTGGGGTGCTGACGTGAGCGGAATCAATGCTCTGGGCAATGCTGTCGGAATCGGTCTGAAAATGGCCGAAGATGATATGACGGCGGACGTCACAAAGGCTATGAACGAGTACAACCGCCGCATGGATGATTTGATGTTCAATCAAGATTCCGGGCTTGCTTATCTCAAAAATGAAAACGCCAGAAACGTGACACAGCTGTATCAAGAGGGCGAAAAGAAAATCCGGGACGAAGTGTTCAAAATGGTTCCCAGATACAAAAAAGCACAGGACCTTTTTACCCAGAAGGCAGATGCCTATACCATGGCAGGTATTGAGGACACTCAAAAACAGGCATATAGAGAAGCCCAGAACTACAAGATGGCGGTCATGAACGACACCATAGAAACGTCCCTGATTGCCATTTCCCACAACTACCAGAAACCGGAATTTGTCCAGAACGAACTGAACAATATGAGAAATTCCATCTGGGCCAACGGAAAAGACTACGGCGCACAATGGTGCAAGGACAAGACGGAAGAAGTCATGGGAAAAACCGTTGGGGATGCTATTTCGCAGGCGTTCGCTGACAACGATATGCAGTCCGTTGACAATCTTGTGAACCGTTTCGGGCCATTGGTCAACCCGGCGTATATCCGTCAGTTCGTAGCCAGAAACAACCAGCAGAAAGAACAGAATTTCATGATTACCCAAAGCCAGCAATTAGCCACGAAGTTCCGAAAAGACCCAAAAGGGCTCCGGGATTATATAGATAAAATGACCATCAAAGAACCGACTACGGGGAACTATGGCTCTATGATTTTGAGCAGTTTCCGTAATATGGTCGGCGCTCCGTTCGATATTCCGGGCGGTACGGGATGCGTCTATTATTCCTTCAAAGCTGTAAGGGATGCGGGATTTGATGTTCCTGATATTAAGGATACAGATAGCGCCGAAGCATGGGCGAAACGGGATGATGTGAACTTGTGGCGTGGCCCTGATTATAAACCCCAGCCTGGGGATATGGCCATCGTATCTAACAGCATGTATGACAATGGTCATGCAGGAGTGGTTACGGAAAACGGCGTTATCCAGGCGGGAAATCATAACGGGGCAAGGGATGTATACGAAACTCCGGATACTGATCCGGAAACCGGCCTGGGCGGGAAAATCTACGGCTATGTAGCCTTTTCCCAATTGAACGGTGGCGGGGTAGGGCCTGCAAAGGATAGACCCATGACACCGGCAGAAAAAGAAAAACTGTTTGCGGCCACGCAACGAGAAATCAACATTCTGGATGCGCAGGACCGAAAAGCGAAAAAAGAAGCCTATGACGCAGTAAAGAACCAGCTGGGCGAACTGGTAATGGCGCACAACACTGACCGAAGCGCCTATGAAGAAGTGGTCCGGCGGAATATCGGCGTGAACGGTCTGGATGCCGGGGACCTTGCCACACTAGCAAACTCCTATTACTCCGCTGGATTGTCGGCGGCAGGACTGACCAGAAGCGGACGAAGCGCAGGCGGTGCTGTTGGTGCTGACGGACTCACGGCGGCGGAAAGAAGGGAACGGAAAGCAGCCTGGACCGAGCAGGTGGCAAGCGGAACTATTAACCAGACGCAGGCAGAAAACGCACTGGCGCTCATGGGTATCCCCAAAGGTAGTTCTACATGGAATAGCTACATAAAAATCTGGAACATTGCTTCCACAGGTGACTTAAACATTCCCTCTATGAAATTAAAGTGGCATACCGAAGGCCGTTCAGACGGTGAGTTCAAGTACGCACTTCCCTACATGATGAACTACGTTATCGGTGAACGGCAGAAGGGGAACACAGTTTCCCAGGGTGACGCCTACGCCGCACTGGTGGATGGGGAACAGACCATGGACATTTGGGTCGGCGAAGCAGGGGATGAGAAACGGAAGGTTAAAAAGAACGCTTTCTACAACGCAACCGGCGGCTATTATAGAGATGAAGAAACCGGCATGACATACGCAGAAAACGTGGACGAACCGTTCTACATGAGTGATGCTGAAATCAACGATATTGTAGGTAGCGTTCCGGCAGAAGATGATGATTAATTAAGGGGGGGCGCAGATTACGACTCCCTTTCAATATACCTAGGAGGACAATCAATGCCTTATAGTGTAGAAGAAGCGCTGTCTATCGCAAAGGGCGAAGGCAAGAGCAATAAACTTAATAACGACGTTCTGAAAAGCCGGGCTGTGGACCCGGATAATCTCCCGGCCTTTATGACTCAACAGCCGGAACCGGAATCCTTTGGCGCAAAGGTAGCCAATGCCATTTCCACGGCGGTAGGAAATCCGTTCGAAGCACGGGAACAGGAAGCCACGGAACAGGCGCAGGAGCAGTACAACGCTTACCAGAATGAAAAAATCGCACAGCCCGTGGGCGTGGGCAACATGCTTGCGTCCGCACGGCAGTCCATCAACGATACTCTGAATACTCCTGTATGGAAAACGGCAGGAAACATGGTGCAGGCGGCAGAAGATGCCGCTTCCGCACGGGACGCAGACAATGCGGAAGATTACCAGAAGACAATTGACGAAATCCAGAACCCTGTTGCTCCTAACAGCAACCCTGTTGACGAATTCTTCCATGCTGGCCTTCTTGGGCCTTTCGTGGGGGATGCCTACCAGCAGGGGGCGGAACGCACTCTGGCCTTCACCGCTAACTGGGTGAAGGGAACCGAAATCTACAACAATTTCAACTTTCAATGGGATACGCCAGAAAAGAACCGTATGTCAGAAGAACTGGCACGGGCTTACGGCGTGTCTTCCGGAATCTTTTTCGGTGATCGTGAAGCATATATCAAGGGCGCACAGATTCTGGCCCAGTTCAAAATTGACAAGCGTGTGGGCGATGATGTAGACCGGAACGATCCGGAAGCATTTAAAGCATACCTGGCAGAATATTATCCTTCTCTTGTCAACGCTTCCCAGGATGATTTTGAATCCCTGATTAAAAACGCAGAGGATGTAAAGGCCGTACAGGAAATTCTGAAAGTCCCTGGCCTTGTGATTGAAACCTTTGCCAATTCTAGCGAACGGGCGGATATCTACGGGAAGGCATATCTGGAAGGCCGTACACTGACCGAAGATGAAATCGCACGGGCTGACCAGCTGACCAAACGGCTTAATGAGCTGAATAAAATGGTTCCTCAGACTACTCTTCACCCTCTCATGGGTATCCTCTCTCAGACGGGTATCCAGGTGGCAGGAATGGGTAGTGATGCCGCAGTTGGGGCTGTTGCCGCTGGAATTCTCGGTGGCGGGGCCTACATGATGGGCGCTCCGGCTCCGATTGCGAAGAAGATTGGTTCTTATGCTTTCAAGTTCGGCACTATGGCCGGTATGTATCGCAGACAGGTAGGGGAAAAGTATATCGAATATCTGTCCTATCAGAATGAAAATGGGACTAGAACTTTGACTCCTAGAGAAGCTAAAATAGCGGCTACGATTGAAACTGGGATTGAAACCGGGATTGAATTCTGGAACTATGATGCAATCATGTCTACCTTGAGCGGGGCAGATAGGAAGGCCATTCAAGATATTGTTGCACGGAACAAAGGTAATGCAGAAGCTATTAAAGGCGGGCTGAAGGGGTATCTGGCTACGGCGGTGAAATCCTGGGCGCCTAGGGCGAAAGAAGAAATCTTAGAAGAAGCCTACCAGAGTGCAACAGGGGACATTGTTCATAATGCCATTGTGGCAACCCATCCCCAGACTACGGAAAAGATGGTATCCGTCCCAGAAATCGCAGCTAATTCCATGGATGCTATGGCAGAAGCAGTTCCCTCTGTAGGCGGTATGATTGTCGGCGGGGATATCCTGTCCAATATCCGTGGAGTCCGCTCCCTGGCCAGCATTGCACGGCTTCACAACACCATGACGGAAGAAGTGGTAGACAACGCCTTTACCGGGCAAGTTCTCCGGGATATCCAGGAAAACCAGAAAACCAACAAACTTTTCAAGGAAAACCCAAAAGCCTATATGCAGGTCATTAAGACTGAAATGGGTAATGCGGGGATGCCTAACGTCTATGTAGACGTTGAAATGCTGATGAATGAAAAGGGCGGGGCTGAATTGGTCCAGAAGTTGGGCCAGCAATCTGGATATTCTCCGTCCGAAATCCAGCAAGTGATTGAGTCTAAGGGTGACTTGGAAGTCCCGACGGAAGTCTATTGTCAGACAGCCTTGCCTGCTTCTGACAAGATTTTGGAAATGACCACCTCTTCTCCTGACATCAACTGTACCGCACGGCAGAAAGATACCATCAAAAGATTCCAGCAGAATGTTAAAGCACTGGCGGAACAGGATGAACAGGAAGTACAGGAAATCATCCCGACTATAGTCAATGAAAATTTCTCTGACGAGGACGAAAGGAAGCTGGCTGCTGAAATCATTTCCGGCAATCCCAACGATGTGCAGAACGCTTATAGAAAAGCGTTGCGGAATGCAGAGCAGGAGTACAAGAATATTCTCCGGGAAGTTTGGGAACGGGAAGAAGCAGACAGTAAAGAAAATCATGATGGCACTCGGATTGTAGAAGATAGGTATGCAGATGATAATGGAAACGTAAGGGTAGTCCACAATCATGGAACCTGGAGAGATAAATGGTGGACTGATTATTTCGGAACAGCCGCCCCCACGGTCGAGAAGAAAGAACAGTTCGCCTACGATGTTATGACCGGGGCGGTAAAGGGCGGTCCTAACTCCCTGGGGCGTATTCGTGACCTGGCGAATGACCACGGGGATATGGATGAAGTAGCGAGGATTGACGCAGAATTTAAAGCCAACAAGGAACGTTTGGATAAGATGGCAAATGCCATTGCTACCCTCCGAGGGATGCAGGACAAAATTGCCAAAATCCAGAATGTAGAAACGACTATTACCCGTGGTATGACTCCAGAAGCCTATAGAGTGTATCAGCGTACTACGGACTTGATAAACCATTCCGTTGGCGTCAACAAAAAGGTACAGCAGGCCGCACGGTATGACGGCGTTCTGTTTGCACGTATGTGCCAGCGGCTGGCGGAAGAGTGGACCCGGCAGGGAAAGAAGACCACGGCGGAAGATGTTGCCAACACGTTGCAGATTGTTCCAGCGGGCAAAGCTGGTATGCAAGGGATGAATGACAATTCCCTTTTTAAAATGAAACCAACTAATGCACATAGCTTGGCGGAATTTTATAATGCTGTAAAAGAAAACGTAAACTCTAACGGTAAAGAAAAAAACTATTATCGTTTTTTAACGAAATGGGGAGATCCAATAGATGTTGCACAAGATGACGTTCGTCATTTTGGAAGAAAACACGCATTAACAGAAAATCAATTTGACGCCATAGAGAATTCTTTAGACAATGTAACAGCATATCAATGGGATACGAAAAAGAAGGGCCATAACGGTGGCTCCGTTTGCCGTTTAAAATCCAACTCCACACAAGGGGTGCTTGGAGCAACTATAGAAATTCTTCCATCTGGAAGAATCTTTTTAACTACGGCGTTTTTCGATTCCGAAAAAAATATAGATAACTGGCTATATAAAGAAAAAGCCCCTAGAACGACCACTAGTCACCAAAATGGTGAAGCGTCCTCTTCTAGGATGGCTTTTAATAAAAGTATATTAGATGCTATTGGCTTTGTCAATGGTGGAAAAGAGAAATTAAACCAGCAACAAGCCCAGATTCAAGGACAGACCACAGTTACCGGGGATATGATCTCCTTGTTCGATGCGGCAGACCAGTCCACGTTCATGCACGAATCTGCACACTGGTATTTAATCAATATGCAGAAGCTGGCACTGAACGAGAACGCCTCCCGGCAGTTCGTGGAAGACTTCATGACCCTACAACAATGGTTCGGTAATAAGAAGCTGGATGCAGATATTTCCGTTGAACAGCACGAAAAGTTCGCACGTGGGTTTGAAGCCTACTTGCGTACTGGCAAGGCTCCGGCTCCCCAGTTGCACGGGATTTTCAACCGCTTCAAAACGTGGCTGACGGCTATTTATCGGGACTTTAAACAGCTGGGCGGAAAGCCCACGAAAGAAGTCACGGCTGTTATGGACCGTATGCTTGCCACGGAAGATGAAATCTCCATGGCTATGAAAGAACAGATGGTGGACGACTTCAAACGGGCTGGCGGTATGAAGCTTATGTTGGACGAGAACGCCAGAACCTGGGAACGGTGGTATCAGAAGGTCAAGGAAGAAGCCGAAGCTAAAGTGCTTGAAAAGGCCATGAAAGACCTGGAAGAAGCAGACCGGAAAGATATTGAGGATGCCATTGAAGCCAAACGGGAGCAAGTCGCCTCTGAGATGGGACAGGACGATTTCTGGCGGGCTGATGAGATGGTCCGGATGAATGGCGGAAATCTTGATATTCTGGCTGATTTCAACCTGACACCTGAGGAATATCAGGAAGAATTAAAGAAGCGTGGTGGCAGTTTCGAAGCGGCCCTGGATGCGCAGATGAAGGGATTCACTGATGAAATGCAAGAATCCCGGATGGACACCGAAGCCCTTTACAAGGATGCCAAAAAGGCTGTGCAGGACTCTGAATACCAGGAAATGTTGCACGCTCTTGAATATGAAGCCTTGGCCGCAAAAGCTAAAGCCTACATTGCTGGGGAAGATGAAGCCTCCGCCAAAGTGCAGGCAAGAGAAGATAAGGCCACGAACAAAGCCAACAAGGAAGCGGCGGAAGCGGCGGAACGGGCCAGAAAGATTGCCGAAAAACTGGAAGTGCAGGAAGACCAGCGAAACGAAAAAGTCAAGGAAGCCCAAACGGAAATGCGGAACATGAAAGCCGGTATCCGTATTGTTCGTGATACCGTGCTGAAAACCGTTTCTGAACGGCGGGCAATGGCTCGGCAGTCTCTTTCTACCCTTCCCATCAACCAGGCTACGAATGTGGCGTTATGGGCTAAGAAACTGGGACAGAAGCAGTATGAAGTGTTCCGGCTGATGAGCAAGGGCGAATGGGACAAGGCAGTCAATACCAAGCAACAGCAGTTATTACTTGCGGCTATGGTCACTGAATCCGGTCGTATCAAGAAGCAGATTGACCGGCAGACTGCTAGAATCCAGAAAAACATTCAGACTTTGCAAAAAGGGAATGAGCGGATGCCTCCGGCTGAACGGTATTGGTATCAGCATTTAGCCTACGTCCTGGGCCTGGCGAGGAATGATGGGCTTCCTCCTTCTAAGGGTATTCCCAAGCTGGAAGAACTGTTCCTCTGGCTTACGGGTTCTCCCAACGAGAAAGAAAGTGAAGTAAAAATCCCGCAATGGCTTGATGCGCTGGGGAATCAAACGCAGAGAATCGGAATGGAAAAGCTTTCTCCCAATGGCTGGGAATACGTTAATAAAATCATGAAGGCGCTCTATAAGATGAGCCGTCAGAAAGACAAGTTGAATGTGGTCGAGTTGAACGGTGTGAAGGGCGCACGGATTGAAGAGGCCGCTAACGCCTTGGCCAACAACCTGATTGATCACAACGGAATTCACATTAAAGAAGACCCATACGACGCAAACCGCTGGACGGATAAGAGAAAGCGGAACCTGACCGATGCTAAGGATTTTCTCGGAAGCTACTTTAACAAGCTCATTGCTCCTCTGACCATCTTCCAGCGTATGGATGGGTATATCGGCAAAACAGGAAAGAACGCTACCGGGCTGGCAATCAAGACTCTTTATGACCCTGTAATGAGGGCGACGAATGAAGAAATCAAGTTACAGGCTGAATTTGCCGCAGGCTTGAAAGACGCGTTTGGTGCCTACACGGGTGAAGAGCTGGACGATATCAGAAACAAGAGAATTTACCGCTTTGGCAATCGGCTTCTGACTAAAGAGCAGATTATGTGCATGGCTTTAACGGCTGGCACTGAATCCGGCTATAAACGCGTGCTGGACAATGAGCCGGTAGGACAAGAGTTTAAATCTCTGCAAATCCGTGAAAGAGTCGTTGCGGATCTGTTCAACGATGTATTGAAGAACCTGGATGAACGTGATTGGAATACCGTAACGAAAATCTGGAACCTCATGGGCGCACATTACGAAGATGAATCCGGCGTCAAGGAACGTACGACGGGTATCCCCCTTGGGAAGTTGGCACACCGTTCTTTTTCTATAACTGGGAAGGACGGTAATACTTATCAGTTACAGGGCGGATATTATCCTGTTGTTTACGATTCTGACCAGTCTGTTAGAACTAGTGACTTGGAAGAAATGGATACCCTGAAGTCCATGGCTCCTGGCGTGGCACGTATGGGGCAGGGCAAAGGCTTTACGAAGTCCCGTGCAACGACTGTAACTGACCGTCCTTTGAGCCTATCTTTTGATGTAATCGGCAACAAGGGCGGGGAAATGATGCACTATATTGCATTTAGAGAAACAGCCCTGGATGTGAATAGAATCATCAATGACCGAAAATTCACCAAGGCTGTAGTTGACTCTATGGGAATGGAAGAATACAAAGCCTTGCGGGACTGGGCCTCCGATATCTGGCAGGCTCCCAAGGAAGGGAAAGAGTGGTATGACCGTTTGGTCAGACGGCTCCGCACCAGGACGACGGCGGCAGTCTTGATGTATCGTACATCTACCATGCTCCTGAACGTTGCTAACGCTCCTCTGATGATGATGTATTGCGGGGTAGACAACTTTGTTTCCGCTTTCAAGGATTTCTATGCCCATCCGGAACAGAATCTCCGGCTTGTGAATGGCCTCTCTCCATTCATGGCTAAACGTTCTGAACGGATGGACACGAACCTTAGAGAAGCGATGGAAAGCCAGAATAAGAAGCTCCATGCTTCTAAGCTGACACAGGCGATTATGGGCAACGGTTTCAAGCTCATTGGAATGACCGATAATATGTTCGCCTATCCGTTATGGTACAGCGAATATCGCAAGACGTTGAATCAGGAAATCCAGCTGGGGCACGACAACGAAACGGCCCAGCGAAACGCCATTGCCGCAGGTGACAGGGCGGTCGTACGTGTTATCGGGTCCGGCGAAATGAAGGACCTTTCCAAAGCCCAGAAAGGCGGGGAAATGGCAAAGGCCCTGACCATGTTCTACACTTTCCAGAACGCTCTGTACAACATGGCCGCTAATAAGTACTACGCAGGTTTGCAGGCGGCTGAACGGGCTGGGAAAACCGGCTGGAGAAGATATGCAAGTCGGCAGTTTATGGCCCCTATGGCTCATTATCTCCTATTAGGGGTGATGGTGAACAGTGCTATAGAAATGGGTATCCGGGGCGCAATGGAAGCTTTAGGCGGGGGCGACGACAAAGAGAAGAAGGATGCGGCCTATTGGCTCCGGAAATTCTCTCAAACCTCTATGGATAACCAGGCAGCTACGATCCCCATTCTCCGGGATATCTGGCGGCCTATTTCCCGCTCTATCTTTGAACCGGAAGCTAAGTGGTTCGGCAACTCTGTCAAGATGACCAGCGCGCTTGATTCTTTCGTCAGGTTGTCAGAAGCTGGGGTAACAGCTAGTTCCGTCGTGAAGAACGACGGTAAAAAGAACCTGGCTGATATCGTGCGGGATGGCGGCCGGGCAATCAACGGGATTGCAGGCTCTCCTGATATGCTGTCTGATGGGATTGCCAACTCTATCCAGTATTTCCTGTACCCTGATTCTGAAAAAGATTTACGCCAGCTCATGGGCGCAATTGTCATGGACAGAAAGTTATCAAAGCCGAAAAAGAACACGGCGAAAAAGACCGGCGACCCGTTCAAAGATGCCAAGCGAAAAGCTCAGCGGGAGAGAAATGCCGCAAAAAAGAAGGGCAAGAACGGGGTAAAATAGTAGTGATATAGGGACCTGATTGCAGGTCCCTTTTCTGTTAAAGGAGTAAACTACATGGATGAAATCTTTCACGTGATTTTAGGTTCTGTCATTCCGGCAGTCGGTGGATATATCTGGGGAAAATACAAACGATACCAGGAAGAGAAGAACCAAGAGAAGCTGGAATACGAATTGATTAAACAGGGACTCCAGAGCCTTCTCCGGGACAGGATGCTACAGGCTTATCATTGCCATAAAGAGAAGGGCTATGCTTCCAGTGCTGACAAGGGCGCGTTCGAAGCGATGCACACAGCTTATGCAGGTCTGGGGAAGAACGGCGTAATGGATACCATTTATAAAGAATTCATGGTGTTACCAGATGAAATGGTTTGATACGATCCGGAACGGAATTATCAAAGCCCTGGATAAGACAGGGAAAATGAGGGTGCGGGGGCTTCCCCGTGCCCTTGTCATTATTCTCATGGTACTTATTCTGTTGGTGATTGTCCTATATATAGTAGGATGGGTGTTCGTTTGGTACTACAACGGAAAAGTAGAGTTTATCGCTTTAAATGAATTGCTACGGACCATAACGGGAACAGCCTTTATCGCGGCAGTAGGATTTTTGGCCAAGGCTTTGATTGACGAGGATAAAAACGGGATTCCCGATTATTTGGAAAAGGAGAACGAAGAAAAGAATGAAACGTGTAACGCTGAAAGACATAGAGACGATGGCTAAGGCGGCTTTTCCTGCTTTGTGGCAAGAAGCTAAAAATATGGGCCGTGACGTGAAAATTTATCTGCATTGGACTGCTGGAAAATATGGCCAGATGTACGATGACTACCATTTGAACATTGACCAAGACGGCTCTATCTGGGCAAGTACAGATGATTTTTCTGAGACTTTATCTCACACGTGGCACAGAAATACAGCTTCCATTGGAATTACACTTTGTTGTGGATATGGCGCAACTACCGATGATTTAGGAAAATACCGCCCTACGGTAGCACAGATTGATTCTATGGCGCAGGTTATTGCCGTCCTTGCTCCGGCATTGTGGTTGACTATTGATTCTAAAAGAGTAATGACCCATGCGGAAGCGGCAGACAATATTGACGGCATGTTACCGGAAGGCGACGAGTACGGACCGAACAATGGATGCGAACGTTGGGACCTTCAATTCCTGGATACGAACGAAAGCCCGGAATGGATTACCGATTACGACGACCCCAGGACGGGCGGAAATGTTATCCGTGGGAAGGCAAATTGGTATAAAAATAAGTTCGAAGCCATGAAAAGCAACGATGAAGGTTGATAAAAATCCCTAAAAACGGTGAAACGCTCATACAGCCACATATTTAGATTATGAGCGTTTTTATCTTATTATGCTATTAACTATATTCGAACGAAAATTTATCGGCCTTAAAACCGAAATATGGGGGTGAAATTTTTGAATGAAAGCCAAAAAATTAAACTTTCTCTCATTGGTATTGTGTTTCTGCTTATTCTTGCTACCGTCTACGTGTTTTGGGTCCCGGCTTCTGACCGAGGAACAGTACCAGAAGTTACTGTCCATCAGTCAGAGACAGGAAGAAATATCCGAGACGCTGAACAACGAGCTGAATCTGTCGGAGAGTCAATTGACCGAGCAACAGAAAGCGTTGGAAGAGTGCAGAACGGAATTGACGAAAGTTCAAGAAGAGCTAAAGAAGTCCAAGAGTCAATCGGAAGAACTAAAGCTCTCATTGAAGAAAGCAGAAGACTCTCAGAAGAAAGCCGAACAATCCTTGAGGGATTACCAAAAGTTGATGACAAGTAAATTAGCTACGGCCAAACGGCAAAGGAATTTTTGGGGACTAGTTGCCGGGTGTGCAGTAGCAGGTCTAATAATCGGGGCGGTGAACTGATGTTTAAATTTACACTGGAAGACGGGCTGAAATTCACACGAGGGGATACCGGGGAAATCCGTTTGAAATCTATCAAAGACGGGACGGAATACACGGATTACGCGGCCACTCTATCTATCAAGAAACATATCAATGATAAAGATTATGTTATAAGAAAAGAGTGCGACAACAATCAATTCGATTTTACCCATGAGGAAACGGAAAACCTTGTTCCGGGGAAATATGTGATGGATATTGAATACCGGGCGGATGGGATGGTTTCTACCCTAGGTGTGTGGCCTTGTGAGATTCTGAAAGACGTTACAAGGGGGTAACATGAGCAATTACAATGTAGAGATTTCTGCGGATAATACGATTACAGTCGGCCTTCCTTCTACCGGGAATGGCGTAGCCGGTCCGCGAGGAGAAAAGGGCTACTCCGCTTATGAAGTGGCGGTCAAGAATGGCTACACGGGCACTGAGGCTGAATGGCTTGAAACTTTAAAGGGAGAAAAAGGGGAGAAGGGAGAACCTGGGGCTAATGGCTCTGATGGCAAGCCGGGAAAAGACGGCGTGGATGGTGCTAATGGGGCTGATGGCAAGCCGGGAGTTAACGGTTTGTCTGCCTATGAGCTGGCGGCTAAAAACGGATTCACCGGCAATGAATCCTCCTGGCTGGCCTCTCTGAAAGGGGACAAGGGCGACCAGGGGCCGAAAGGGAACGATGGGCAGAATGGTGTCAATGGTGTAGATGGAAAAGATGGCCTTTCTGCGTATTCCATTGCGGTCAAGAACGGTTATAGCGGAACGGAAGAAGAATGGGTGAACAAGTGGCTCCGGGGTACTATTGTTTCTGCTGATGTGAATGATGACGGGTTCATGAGCATGACCGATATCAACGGCAATGTAATCAACACCAATCTTGCCCCCGTTGCAAAGGCCGCTAGTTCTGCGTCTGCGGCGGAAGCGTCTGCCCAGGCGGCGGCTAACAGTGCCAGTGAGGCGGCAACACATGATACTAATGCGGCTACTAGCCTTGCCGAAACACGGAAGAGTGAACAGAACGCAAAGACCAGCGAGCAGAACGCGGCGGCTAGTGCGGCACAGGCGGCGGAAAATGCTAGGACGTTGCAGGCGGACTGGAACCAGACGGATGAAACACAGACGGATTATGTTAAAAATAAACCAACCGGGTTTAGTGTACTTTATGAAGTTGGACTGTCCGAGCTATCAAAGGATAATTTTTATCCTATTGTTTTTTATCCTTCAGATTATATATTAAGATGCGAAATACACTCTCCATCTTTTGAGGATTTAAATGATTACAATCAGAATGTTTTGTCTTTTAGGTTATTAGAAACTGGATGGTATGACACACCCTATAGCTTTTTTGTCGAAACCTATGATGTTTACGACGCCAATGAAATCACCATCGGATGTATTGGGTACGGACAGGAACAAGGTAATGTAGTCGTTTGGGTTCGCGGCGGCATGAAATATAGAATAATCTCTAATAGAAAACCAATAATTTATCCTAATGGATTTTCTAAAAACAACGAGATATTCACGGTTGGCCCCAATTATTTTGGTGGTTATGATTACCAAAAATTAAGTATATGTTTTACTCCTCAAGAAACAGTAAAAAAAGGTCCTTGGTATGATGGAATATTTTCTGGCACTTTTGATAGAGCCGTTTGCGATGTTGATGGAAATTCTATAAAAGGAACATACTTAAAAAAATCTCTTGCCGAACAAAGTTTTACCACCAACACCCTAACCGCCACCGATGCCGCCTTCACCGGTCAAACCATCGTCCCCACAGCCAACGAAGGTAACTCTTCTAACGCCATCGCCTCTACTGAGTTCGTAGCAAAGTCCATCGCGGCACTAGTCAACTCTGCTCCCGAAACCCTCAACACCTTAAACGAGCTGGCTACAGCCCTGGGCAATGACCCCAACTTTGCAACGACTGTTACGAACGCTCTTGCCAAGAAGATGAATGAAAAAGAAGCTACTGATACCTTTGCTACCAAGACAGAAGTCAGCGATTTACAGTCCAGCACGGTGGCTAAAACGGCGCTGTGGGAAGCCCTGCACAGTCAGGATTCGGCAACTCTTACGGGACTGACCAATAATCAGTGGAACGCGCTTGGCCTCTTCCTGCGCTATTTTACTACTACCGGGAACTTCGAAAATCAGCCTACACAGTATGGCCAGCTTTTGAACATTCCAGCGGATAAGGGAGATGAATCTGCCCAATTATGGATTGAACAAAGCAATGGAAGAATTTATGCAAGGGGCGGAAATGCTAGCAAGGCCGTGAAAGATGAAGTGTTTAAGCAAATGGCCTTTTTCAACAGCGATGGCCATTTGGTGTTCCCGAACGGCGCGGAAATGTGGGTGTATTAATGAGCACATTTAAACATCTAGGGATAAAGAAAGGGACCTCCACCTGGGCGGTCCCTATTTATGACAACAAGACAGAAGCGGGAAGCGCCTACAGCTACATCAATGTAGGTGGTACTACAGGCTATATCCCTCTCTGTTCCACGTCTGATTCTCGTGCTACCGCCGGAAGAGTCAAGGAACATACCGGAACGGTATGGGCAATAGCCACTTCCGGAACTCCGGCATATAAAAAGGTCACTTACAGCACACCGGGTAGCTTCACGTTTACCGTCCCGGCTGGCGTCACTAAGCTTCGGGTAGAAGTCGCCGGTGGTGGCGGTGGCGGTGGAGGGGCTGACGGTAAAAGCGC